AGGGTTTCCATCTCACCCAACGCTGTTGCCTCGCCTAGCTGCCGGCTACCACGACTGGCCTCGTCTCCGAGAGCAATATTGCCAAATGAAGATCCGCCAAGATTTCTCTGCCCGAGGTTCCTCTGTAACCCCCCTAGGCGCTGTGCGTTGGCCTGTAAGGTGGGGTTGATCCTGGCCTGGAGTAATGCCCCACGATTGCCCTCAAAACGTTGTCTGAGTCCTCTGGAGCGGGACAGGAAATCATTCAGATTCTGAGTGGTAAACCCTCTGACTCCACGGAGATTTCCTAATATCTCATCCTGGATACCGCGTATCGAGGGATCAAGTGTTATACGTCCTTTGTGGGCCGAGCTGAATCCAGTCGTCCCGCTTACGCTACTCTTAGACGATGAGTTACCAAGCCCTAAACCAAGAGAAACAGCCATTATCGTTTCCTGCCTTTCACTGAATAGATATATTCATTGCCTTTGGGATGTCCACCGATGACTTTCCCGGAATAAAACAAAACTCCATAATCCTTACATTTCTCAAGCAAGGACTTATCTTCCTTCAATCCACGAATCTCTATGACACCAATCTCCTTGGAGTATCGTATCCAATGAAGAAAAGTCACTGACGTTCTTAATTTATTCTTGATGGTCGCCCAAGGGAAAAACTCAACTTGTGGCTGTGACTTCCAGCCATTCGAGAAAAGAGAAAGAAACACTACTGGGCCTTTGTCTTGATAGCCTTTGTTATCATCGTCGATAACCATCAAATCTGCTTTTTGTGAGAGGCTTTCTATACTCTCAGCAAAGGCTTCCTGGGAAAGACCTTCACCCAATATCTCAAAAGGCTTTCGTTTGTAAGCAGTCCACAATATTCCTATATCTTTTGAATATCCTTCGCCGTTATAGATTTCCAGTGGCCTGATTAACGGTTTCCCACTCTTGAATAAACGGTTTCTCTTTTCGCTAGGGTTCATCAGTTATCTTCACAACATCAAAGGTTTGTCGTGTGTTGAAGGTTAAAAGCATGTGTATTCCAGTCCCTTTACCGGCTGGTGAATAGCCTTTCGTGGTCATTATCTTGCTGAACTTAAATCCCGAGTTCCAATAAAACTCACCACCCCAATAACTGTCTCCACCCCAATATGCCGCAGTATCTGTTGTTGGCGGTCCTTCCAGTGGGACAATACTTGTAGTGGTAGAATAGTCATCACCAAACTCAAATTGCATGGTCATGTCTGTATCAGCAACACGTTTGTAATAGACTCTGCCTATTATGCCTTCTAGTTCTATCTGATCACTCTCGAAATAACGTGAGCGTCTGAATACTTGTATGTCGGTATCTCCGTTATCACCATTGACTTCACCGTCCATGTGATAAATATTGCCTGAATCGTCACCGAAATAGACATAATTATCATCCAGTCCAGTCGCTGGATTTTTCATGAATATCGCGGCATTGGTCTGGAATGAAGATACATGACTAGTCTTATAAACAGACCATGGAGAAAAACCTGAATCAATCTTGTTCTTGAATAAGACAAGTACTTTATTATTACCGATAAAGAAATAAACCTTCTGCCTGTCACGATCATAGACTGTGATCGCATCAGTCAATCCTTCCACAGTCGGTCTGATCCATTTAGAGAGATCATCAGTGGCAACGTCACCGGAAGTATCCGTGGTTCTCAACGACTCGATCACACTTTGACGCATGTAGACAACATCATTCCCTATATTAGCGAAAGTCTCAGTACCAACAGCGGACGATCCAGCATAGTAAGGAAGGATCTGAAAGGTGTCAGCATCTGAACCAACAAGTTTATATAACACTCCATCTACTGTGGAAATTACCAGCGTGTCATAAAATAATGCGACACCATTGATAGGTTTGAGATTGGGGACAGTGATATAGAAGGCTTCGAGTCCAGTTGAAAACGTACCACTTACCGCACGTTCAGAAGTATCGTAACTCTCCGGGTTTTCAAAAGCGGAAGCTAGAATAAGATGCGGGGTATCAACACCTGACTCAACATTAAATAACCAGACACGTCCTAGATAAACAACTGCGTATTTTGCTTTTAATGATGTACCAAGACCAGTAGTTAGAGTTGTGAAACTGGTGCCATCCCATTTCTTTACTACCGTGTTCTTTAATATATCGACAACAACGGAATAATCACCTAAAGTCCAGTTGACACCACGCAATCTTGAGTTCGCTGACAGCGTATCTTTAAGCGTGAATGTTGCAGAACCATTCCAGTCATATACTTTACTACTTCCCTGTACTAAAGTGTGCTTTACGCCTGTAGACGTTATTAGTTGAACAAACCCATTTATGGCTGAATTAGATGATTTATATTGATATATAGTATCATTTGTTTGGCCTACCATATATAAATCTAATGAATCCGGCCTCAAAAAGAAGTCTACTGGTAGACTTTCTTCATTAGAAAAATCAAAACTCTGTGATGTATAACTTGCTGTCGATACATCCCACGCAGTACTCAAAGAGTATTGGAAAACATTATTGCTTATTCCCTGTAACAGCAACATTACAGTTCCATCATTTTTGAATCCGATGGCTTCAAGCTCAAAACCTTCATCTGTCGCATCAAAACTTTTCGATGAATATTCTGCTGTCGATACATCCCACGCAGTCTCCAATGTATATTGGTATACTTTATCTAGTGTAGCACCAACAATATACATGATATCACCGTCATCACTAAAATATAATGATTGTGGAGATGGTGCCTCGTTAGATACATCAAAACTTTTCAATGAATAACTTGCAGTACTCACATCCCACGCAGTCTCCAATGTATATTGGTATACTTTGGTAGTATTCAAATCAACTACATACATTGATAAACCATCTGGCTTAAATATTAAACCCTGTGGAGAACCTACAACTTCACCACCTAGATCAAAATTTTTTGAATCATAAGAAGCTGTGCTTATGTCCCACGCAACGTTCAATGAATATTGAAATACGGCCTCGAATGAATCAGTACCAACATACAATTTAGTACCATTATTACCAATAAATATTGATGAAGTTTGTGGATCTTCAACAACTAGAAAACTTTTTGAAACATAAGACGCAGTACTTATATCAAAAGGTAAAGATGCCTGTCTTTCAAAAGGAGGGCGTGGTTGTAGATGTGTATTACTATTCTGTATCTCGAAGTTATAGCCTTCTACACATTCTTGAGGATTGACAGCAGTACTGTCCTGTTCGTTAAGTCCACCCTCAAAAGTGATCTCACCCATGCTTCACGCCCCATCTTGTCTTTCTATTAGAGAAACGCATCAATGACAACAGTGTTGCTTTAGCAGACTGATATAAAGGATCGACTTCTATCTGAATTTCCTGATCTGCTTCCAAGTACTTGAACCGTCTGGCAGCCATCTGAACAAATGTCTGCGCCTCCTGGTCATTATGAAACGGTAGAGTGTCTGCCTCCGCTGAAACGGAGACATCCTTTTCGTATTCATAGGTGTAAGTACGATTAGCACTTGGGGTATCAATAGTTGGGTAAAAGGCTATTTTCTTTGTCGTGGTAATGTCTACATACCACCAGATTGGACTTCCTACCTGATCAAGATAATTCGGGATAGCAAGCCTCAAACCATCTTCACCACCTTCATACTCGAAAACCTGCTGATTGTCTGTATCGTAATAGAAATAAGGTTTACGACCGAACATACGGATAAAGTCAGAGGCTAGAGAATAAACCCTCACACCATCGGAAGTCGTCAAACTGCCAGTGGTTTTCTCATACGGGATCAATTCATCAGCAACAAGATTAGTCAGTTCATCCTGTATGGCTATCTGTGCAAGCTCTATCTTGGAGGCGTGTTGGTTATCATCAAAGTTAATAATATTGTCATCATCACCCTTGATAATATTGTTACGCCGCAGAAGACGATTTACACCTGTCAGAAAATCCATTCATGGCTCCAAAGAAAAGGGGGGCCGTAGCCCCCCGATTAGCTTACAAAGACGCAGACAAGGAATGAATAGCCCAGACCCAGGCATTATTCAGGATCTTACCTGCGAACCAGGACTTCCAGGCCAACGTGCCCGCCTCATCGTAGGGGTCAGCCACACCGGACGTACCCGGCCCATGACGGATCAGCGAGACGGTCGGCACGCGATCATACATCTTGTAAATCTCTTTCGCGTGTTTCTCGCCAAGCCCAACACTACCAACGGCCTCACG